ACTCAGCACCGTAACTTCAAACACTTCCTATTCGGTGGCGGCTGGTAACAGGAATTTATCCGTTCCTGCGTCTGCCTTTGTCACTATTCAGGAAGTAAATGTCATTTTGCCAGCTGGCACGAGCAACCTTGAGACGGGTACGCGATCTCCGCTGCTTCCGGTGACAAAAGAATATCTTAATCTCGTCTATCCCAGCGTCTCTAGTTCCTCGACGCCGCAGTATTTTGCGATGATAAATCAGAGTGACATGATTGTTGGGCCTTGGCCTGATAACAACTATACGGTTGAGATCGTGGGAACTATTCGTCCGGCAAGCCTGTCTGACGTTAATACTGAGACGTTCATCAGCCTTTATCTGCCTGATCTCATGATTATGGCGAGCATGATTTATGTCTCTGGCTATCAGCGTAACTTTGGTCGTCAGTCGGATGATCCGCAGATGGCGCAGTCTTACGAAAGTCAGTATCAGGCGCTCCTTGGTCCGGCTGTGGTGGAAGAGGCTCGCAAGAAGTTCCAGTCTGGAGCTTGGTCGTCTATGTCGCCTGCCGTTGCTGCCACCCCGACACGGGGGCAGTAAATGCCGCACGCTTCACTGAAACTCATCCCCGGCGTAGATCAGAACAAAACGCCGGCGCTAAATGAAGCCGCTATTTCTTATTCCAATCTGATCCGCTTCATCCCTGACCGCAGTGGTCTTGGTTTGGTGCAAAAGCTGGGCGGTTGGACGAAGTTTTACCCCAACCAGATCGGTTCTCCGGTTCGGGCGCTACATGCGTGGCAAACCCTGAATGACAGAGACTATCTGGGCGTTGGCGCGGAAGACTCTTTGAGCGTCATTAATGACGGCTCACAGCGCAATATCACGCCGGAAATCCTGATCGTCAACGCGCCTGTCAATCTTTCGACAGTCAATGGCAGCAATGTTGTCACGATCACAGACGTGGACAGCAATGTGGACGGATATGATTCCGTCTTCATCGCCACGCAGATCACGATTGGCGGACTGCGTATCCAAGGTCTCTATTCTTGCCGCGCGATTAGCTCTGGCACGTATAGCATTAACGCCACGAACGTGTTGGGCGACCCGGATTTTGCGACATCGGACGACTCTGGCGGGTACACGCCAATTTTCACGACAACGCCCGGCAGCTCTTTCATAGACGTAACTCTGAACAATCATAAGTATTCTATTGGCGATACGGCGACCTTCCTTGTCCCCACTGTTGTGGGCGGCATCACGATCTATGGCGATTACACTGTCGTGGACGTTGGAACGGCTAATGACTTCATCATCAGCGGAGATGTGACGGCCACGTCTCCGGCAGAAACCAAAGCCATGAACAATGGCTTGGCGCGCTATCAATACTTCAACGGCATTGGCCCTATCGCAGCAGGCACGGGCTATGGCGTTGAAAGTTATGGTGAGGGCGGTTTTGGTACAGGTGTTGTGCCGTCAGCTTATCGCATTTGCGCTACTATTGGCACCAAGGGTGACGGAACTACTGCCACTATCAGCCACTCCACCAACACAAAGATACCTGTAGACACTACGGTATCCATTGCCGGCGTGACACCAGACTACAATGGCAATTTCATTGTGCTGGATTCAACGTCTAACGTGTTTAGCATCACTGGCGCATCTGGGGACGGCACCACCGTCACTATTGTGCATGACGGCAATGTCGCCCTTGAGATTGGAACCGTTTTCACAATTTCGGGTTGCAATCCGTCCGCTTACAACGGCACGCACACGGTGAGCTTCTCATCCCCATCTGTGGTGCAATATTTAGATTCGACCACCACGGCTTACGTGTCAGGTGGCTTGGTGGCCTCTAACACTATTGACATCGCAAGCGCCACAACTGGGGCGCAGACCGTTGCTGGGACGATCAGCATTCTTGACCTCCCCGGCATTCTGGACACGCCGGACTGGACGCTCGACAACTGGGGCGAAAACCTCGTCGCCTGCCCCGTCAACGGTGGCATCTACCAGTGGATTTCAAGCTCTGGCGATCCTGTCGCCACGATCATTCCGCAGGCCCCGCCAGTCAATGACGGCATGTTCGTCGCCATGCCCCAGCGTCAGATCATCGCGTGGGGGTCTACGTTCACCGGCATTCAAGACCCGCTGTTGATCCGGTGGTGCGATGTACAGAACTACAATGATTGGATAGCGAGCCCCACCAATCTGGCGGGGTCTTATCGCATCCCCAAGGGCTCACGCATCGTCGGCTGTATTCAAGGCCCTCAACAGGGTTTGATTTGGACGGACCTCGCCGTCTGGGCGATGCAGTACACGGGCTATCCGACGGTTTACGCATTCAATGAGATCGGCACGGGATGTGGCCTGATCTCCCGCAAAGCCGCAAGCTCCATGAACGGCGTTGTATACTGGATGAGTCAAAGCCAGTTCTTCCGCCTGTCTGGGGCCGGCCCTGAGCCTATCGCCTGCCCGGTATGGGATGTGATCTTCCAAGACTTAGACACGAATAACTTGGATAAGATCAGGATTGCGCCCAACTCCCGGTTTGGCGAGATCGCGTGGTATTACCCCACGACCAGCAACGGCGGCGAAGTCAGCCATTATGTGAAGTACAACATCTATCTGGATAGTTGGGACTTTGGCGAACTCAGCCGCACAGCGTGGATTAACCAGTCCGTGCTGGGACCGCCGATTGGCGCGGGCGACGACCAGTACATCTATCAGCATGAAACATCCACGGACGCTGACGGTCTGCCGATGAACTCGTCCTTCCAGACGGGCTATTTCCAGTTGCAGGACGGCGACCTTCTTACGTTCATTGACCAATGGTGGCCTGATGCGAAATGGGGCTATTACGGTGGCCTGCAAAACGCGACCCTGCTGCTGACATTTTATGTCACGCAATATGCGGGCGACACTCCGATAGCTTATGGTCCGTTTACGTTGACTCAAGCTACGCAGTATGTGACACCACGGCTACGCGGAAGACTTGTCTCAATTAAGATTGAGAGCAATGACGACGGCACCTTCTGGCGGTTGGGCAATATGCGCTACCGCTGGCAAGCAGACGGGAAGTTCTAATGGCTAGTCTTGACGACATTTTGACTACGCAAAAGAACGGCGTCGTCGGCATCAATGAGCTAAATCGGACGACCATTCAGGGCATTGGCAGCAACACGTCCGCCACGGTCACGACAGAAAACCTTGTCATCGTCGGGCCGGGGCGTCTGGTGAACTTCTGCGTTGTTGTGGCCGGAACGTCCACGGGCGGTATTTATAATTTCAATGCCATCTCAGGTATGCCGGCATCAGCGCAGCTTGTTACAGTGCCGAACACCATCGGCGTATATCAGTGCAATCAAGTCTTCAACGTCGGCTTGGTGATTGCTCCGGGTACGGGACAGTCCATCAACGTCACCTATTCCGTGGGATAAGCCATGCCGCTCAAAAAGGGTTCATCCAAGGAAACGGTTAGCGCCAACATTTCAGAGTTAGTTCACTCTGGGAAACCGCAAAAGCAGGCCGTTGCCATTGCCTTGAATGTTGCCCGTGACGCCCGCGCCAAAAGAGCGTTTGGCGGGAATGTTGTGACCAAAGAGAAGGTGCATGTTGGCCCGATCCGTTCGTCGGTCGCCGGGCGCACCGATCATCTGCCTATGCACGTTCATTCGGGATCGTATGTCATTCCTGCCGACATCGTGTCTGCTCTTGGCGAGGGCAACACGGAAGCGGGATTTCATGCCGTGCATGAGCTTTTTGGCCCGGAAATGGGCATTCCATTAGCCAGAGCAACAGGGGGAGAGACTGGTGAGCTTGTTCCGATTGTAGCCGCAGGCGGCGAATACGTCATTCACCCAAGCGGTGTGACACGAATTGGCAAAGGTGACTTGGACACGGGGCACAAGATACTGGACCATTTCGTGAAGAAAATCCGGGCCAAGACGGTCCAAACTCTGAAGAATCTACCGGGTCCCGCAAAGGATTGACCCATGAAAAATGACCTTGGGATTAGGGTTGGCACGCCGGACGATGTGGACGCGATTATGGAAATCGCCTTGTCGGCCTGTGAGGAAAACGGGTTTGTGGACCCCAATCCGACCAAGCTGCTAAGTGAAATCTGGCCTGCGCTTAACCTTGACAAGGGACTTATTGGAATCATTGGCGATCCGGGCGGAAAAGCAGAGGGCGCTGTTCTTCTACGTATCGGCTCTATGTGGTATAGTGACAAAGAGGTGCTTGAGGAGAAGGCTATCTTCATTCACCCCGACTACCGTAGCGCCAAAGGGGGCAGGGCGCGTCGGCTGTGTCAGTTCTCGAAACACGTAGCCGACACACTCAGCATTCCGCTTATTATCGGCGTGCTGTCCAATAACAGGACCGAAGCCAAGGTCCGCCTGTATGAACGTCAGTTTGGCAAGCCAAGCGGTGCGTTTTTCCTCTATAATGCCCGCACTGGCGGGTTCAGGGCTGCTGCGGAGTAGATAGAATGGGTGGAAAGACCGCTACAACATCGCAATCGGTCCAGATTCCGCCAGACGTTCTGGCCCGATATAATGCGGTCAACGCCCGTGCCGAACAGGTCGCACAGCAGCCATTTCAGCAGTATCAGGGCCAATTTGTAGCGCCAATTAATGCCACGCAGCAGGCCGGCATTAATGCCACGAGCGCAGCGGCCAATATGGCGCAGCCCTATTATCAGCAGGCCACGCAGTATCTGAACAACGCTTACGCGCAGGCCAACCCCATGATGCAGGGCTCCGTCGGCCAAGGCCAGACGGGGCTCAACACCGCGACTGGCATGTACGGCGAAGCTCTTGGCGGGGCTTACGGCGCGCGTGACATTGGCGCGCAATACGCAAATCAGGCTCGTGGTGACATCTCCAGCGCCTACGGGACAGCCTCGCCTTTGATGGGGCAGGCTTCTAATCTTACGCAAGCTGGCCTAAGCGCGGCGCAGCCCTATATGGGACAAGCTGGGCAATACTTGCAGGGCGGCACGCAAGCCGTAAACGCCGGCGATCTCGGTCAGGCTGAGATCAACAAGTATATGTCTCCCTACATGAAGAATGTGGTGGAGTCGCAGCAGGCGCTCCAGATGCAAGAAAACGCCGCGCAGATGGCGGCGTTGAAGGGAACCCAAATTGGGTCTGGCGCGTTCGGTGGCGACCGGGCTGGCATTTCGGCAGCCAATCTGGCGAAACAGCAGAGCATGGCGAATCAGGCCACGCTTGCCAACCTTTTGCAGAGCGGTTACGGCCAAGCTCTGAACACGGCCCAGCAGCAGCAGGGTCTCGGTCTTGCCGCAGCGCAGGCCAACCGCGCAGCCCAGCAGTTCGGCTCGCAGCAAGCAGCCGCTCTTGGTCAGCAGAACTTTGCGCAAAACCTTGCCGCCGGTCAGCAGCTTGGCAATATCGGTCAGGCTTTGTACGGGCAGCGTCTTGCGCAGGGTCAAGCTCTCGCCAATCTGGGCCAGCAGCAGTACGGCCAGCAGATGGGCGTGTCACAGATGCAGGCCGGGCTTGGCCAGAACATTTATGGCATGAACGCCCAGCAAGCCGCGCTTCAGCAGGCAGCGGCGCAGGGCATGTATGGCATGGGTGCGCAGACCGCTCAGTCTCTGGCGGGGCTTGGCGCAGGCGCACAGCAGGCCGCTCTTCAGGGCGCTCAGGCTCAGATCGGCGCTGGCACGCTGGAGCAGCAGACGCAGCAAGCTCAGAACACTGCTCAGTATCAGCAGTTCCTTCAGGAGCGCGGTTATCCGTTCCAAGTGGCGCAGTTCCTTGCCAACATCGCCATGGGCACCGGCGCTCTGTCTGGCAGCACCACTACGACCACGCAGCAGGCTCCGTTCTTCTCTGACGCCCGCCTCAAGGACGATATTGAGCCTATTGGCGAGCTTTATGACGGCCAGAAGGTCTACCGTTACAGCATGGGCGAGGGGCCGAAGCAGATCGGTCTTATTGCGCAGGAAGTTGAGGGGGTGCGGCCTGACGCGGTTGGCGAGGCTAAGGGCTTCAAGACCGTGGACTACGACCGCGCCACTGAACAGGCCGCTGGTCTTGGTGCTGCTGCGTCCATGGGTGGCGCTGTTCACTCTCAAGATGGTTTGATGCCGCGTCAGGGCTATGCTCTGAGCGGTGCTGTTGTGGATGGCAATGATCTCAGCGCCATCCTCGCCAGTCAGGCAAAATCTTTTGGCCCGTTTGGCTCCGCTGGCATGTACGGCGGAAGCTCTATGGATACTCCTTTCGGTGACACAAAGGGGCCGGTGCCGCAGGGCCGGGTCCACACGCCTAAACTTGTCACCGCAGGCTCTCTGCCCTCCCGCGCGCCGAAGTCTGGTTTTTCTGAGGCCGTTAGTTCCATTGAAAATGTGATGGACATGGGCAAGAAGGCCAAGTCCCTCGCGATTGGCACGCCCGGCACGAAGGACTCTCCGAAAGGCGAGGCCGGCCTGTTTGGCGCTGGTGGCAAGTTCTCATCGGACGATAATCTGTTCCAGCGCGGCAAAGAATGGCTGGGCTTTGAGTACGGCGGCGTTGTACCCCGCGAAGGTTATGCTCTGAAGGGTATGGTGGACCCTTATGATCCTGTGAAGGATGTCTCAAAGGGTCTTGGCGAGCAATTTGAAGAGAACATCGAGTCACAGGACGAACCCGGCAACTTGCAAAAGCCCGGCTCCGCGCCCGGACAGCCCGCCTCCGGTCTGGATAATCTTGGCAAGGCGGCGTCCACGGCGATGACGATTGGCAAGATCATCTCCATGCTCCCGTTCTCTGACGCCCGGTTGAAAGACAATATCCGTCCAGTTGGCAAGACCTACGACGGCCAGAACATTTACGCCTATGACATGGGCGATGGCCGCACGCAGATCGGCCTGATGGCGCAAGAGGTCCAGAAGAATCACCCTGAAGCTGTGGGTGAGCGCGACGGTTATCTGACTCTCGACTATGACAAGGCTACCGGCGAGGCAAAACCCTTTGCTTACGGCGGTCTGGTTCCGCGCCAAGGCTACGCCACTGAGGGTGCTGTCGAGGAGGAGACCCCGTTTGATATTGAAAAGGCGAAGGGCGCGATTGCCGGGATTGAAAGCGGCGGGCGCTACGAGGCGCTTGGCCCTGTGACGAAGAGCGGCGATAGGGCTTATGGCAAATATCAGGTCATGGGCGCAAATATACCGTCTTGGACGGAAGAGGCTCTTGGTCGCCGTATGTCGCCGGACGAGTTTGTAAAAGACCGCGAAGCGCAGGAGCGCGTCTTTGAGCATCATTTTGGCAAAGCGGCCCAAAAATACGGGAATCCTTATGACGCGGCGTCAGTCTGGTTCTCTGGTCGGCCCATGGCCCGCGCTGGTAATGCGTCTGACATTCTAGGGACGACGGTTCCTTCTTATGTCTCTAAGTTCCGCGCTTCCTATGAAGGCAAAGATGCGCCACCGCGTCCGCGCGGTCTGGTGCCCGAAGGCGATGTGCCTGAGCGTCGGGCGGCTGGCGTTGAAGTTGTAAAGGGTGCGGAAGAGCCATCCCTGTTTGGCAAGATTGCCGAAAAGGCGTCTTCGCGCGACTTCTTCGTGCCGGCGCTGTCCTTCGTGGGAAGCATGCTTTCCTCCAAGAGCCCCTATCTTGGCGTGGCGATTGGCGAGGGCATTTTGGGCGGCGTGTCTGGCTATCAGGCTGAGAAGAAGGCCCAGCTTGAAACGGCAAAGGGCGTCATGGACCTGATTAAAGATCGGTTCACGCCCACGTATGACTCTGCCACCAAGACCACCAAGTTCTTTGACAAGAACATGGGTAGCTTCGTGCAGCCGGGTCAGGTGCAAAAGACTGCCTATGACATGCTGGAGCAAGCCGGCCTCAACCCGCGTCAGTGGGGCGTCAACCCCGCCGCTGCGCAGGCCGCACCCGGCGCGCCCGCCGCGATTGGCGCGATCCCGGCGATTGGGGCTCCGGCTCCCGGCGCGGCTCCGGCTCCCGGCGCGGCTCCGGCAGCCCCGGAAGGCGGCGCGCCCCAGCAACCCGGTCAGACAACCGCGCAGGCGAAGCCCGCTTTGCCGCCGACGGAGATGACGGCATCGCAACTGAAGGACGACGTGCGCAAAAACCCTGAGAAATACGGGTTGGAGAAGGATCGTCGCCCTGATGTGTGGCAAGCCAAGATTGACGGCATGCGCCAAGACGCAGAGAACCTTGGCAACATGGGCCGTTCGTCAGAAGCATCGCAACGTCTCGCAGCCGCTGTTGAAGAACAGAAGCGTCTGGACAGTGCGATCAGTGACGCCGTGAGCCTGCAAGTGAAGCACAATGAAGACTTGCAGAAAGCGCGCGCAGAGAGCGTGAAGTCTTATCGCGAGAAGGCGGGCGCTGCTCTGGAGGTCTACAAGACCCAGAAGGACGAACTCAACCGTCTCGCCTATCTGTTCAGTCAGACGCAATCTGGCCGTCTGGAAGAGATCAAGGCGAGCGTGGAGAGCATCGCCAAGGGCCTTGGCCTTGAACCTTTGATCCCGGACGTTCTCGCCGGCAAGGCTGGCGCTTACGACGAAATCTTGAAGACCGCCCTGAAGCGCGCCTTCTATGCTGTGGATCAGGCCAACCTGTCTCGCGCGCCGAAGGCCGCTCTTGGCGAGGCGATCCTCACGGTGCCCAATAACAAGATGGATGCAGACGCCATTTACGGTCTGTTGGGCCGCACGCTGGGCGAAATGGAATACGAGGTCGCCAAGTACCAGAAGTACATTGACAAAGACTTTGGCACCGATCCTTTGAAGTTTGAGCGTGAAGAGGGCAAGGTCAACCCGGACGAATTGCAGCGCAAAATCCGGTCGGCCTTTGAATCCATCCCCGTTCCCAAGGGCACCAGCGCCAAAACGCAGGAAGATTTGGCGGCGATGTACGGCTTCAAGATCAGGCCGATTGGCGAAACGCAGAAGCCGGCTGGCGCGCAAGATCAGCCCTCCGCTGCGCCCGTTCGTGTGGATAGCGAGCAGCAGTATAATTCTCTGCCGTCTGGGACTATGTTTATCGGGCCTGATGGCCTGACACGGAGGAAGCCATAATGGCGAATTGGTGGGAATCCGCTCCGGTTGTTGAGGAAAAGCCCGCCGCGTCTTCCACCCCTGAGTGGTTGAAGAACGCTCCGGTTGTCGAGCAAGAACCGCGTTCTGTGACGATCACCCCTGATCGTCCCCGTGCTGCGCCTGTCACTAAGGGCGAGCAGCAGGCAGCCGCTGACAAGGAATTGGTGGATCGTCGTGGCGGAAGCGCAACCGAAGCAGGGTTCCTGTCGGGCGCAAACATGGCGCTCTACAACATCCCGTCCCATGTCATTGCCCGCTACCGCGCCAGCAAAGAGGGGCGTCCTTATTCCGAAGTCTACAAAGAGCAGAAGCAGTACGAGGAGGCTTTGGCTCGCCAGTTTCCTACCGCCTCGACCGTTGGTGACGTAGCAGGCTTTGGCGCTGGCATGTTTGTGCCGCTTGGCCCGTTGGCAAAAGCTGGTCAGGCGGCTGGCGCGATTGGCTCCAAGATTGGCCCTGCTGCTGGTCGCGTGTCACAGATTGCTGGCACCAGTGCGGCTGCGTCTGGCGCATCATCCCTAATTGAGCAAAACCCGTTCGCCCTTACGGAAAAGAGCGTTGGGGAGGCGTTGAAGGACGCGGGTATTGGCGCAGCCGCCGGCGCTGGCCTTGGTGTGGCTGGGCAGAAATTTGCGAGCTATCTGTCGCGTAAACCAGACGCTTTTGTGGATGGCAAGCCGACGCAGGAAACGCTGGATGCCTTCAAGGCTGCGTTCGGCTCCAAATTGTCGCCGGAAGACCTCGACCTCACCAGCGAGAAGGTGATGTCCGTCCTCGCCAAGAAGGGGCCAAGCAAGGCGTCTATGGTTGAGGCTTTGGCCGCACAGGAAGGTCTGCCTACGTCTCGCGCGATGGTGACCGGCACTAGAGCGCCAGAAGTCGCAGCCCCTGCGGCTGAAAAGGCTTTGGTTGATGCTAAGGAAAAACTGGCAGACACCTATAGCTCTGTCATTGGCAAGCCAAGTGATGTGAGCGTTCCGGGTGCGCTTCTGGATGCTGAAGCTGCTGCCAAGGCTCGCGCTGCGGGTCAGCTTGAAGACGTAAAAGAAATTCCCGGCGAGTTTGCTCGCGGCATGCGATTCGTGGAAAAGAAGGCTGCTCCGGGTGCGGCTGAAGGAGCCAAGCCCGTCTACACGACAGAACTCTTTAACATTCTTGGTCCGATTGTGAACAGGAACGTGAGCGAGTCCTTGTCTGCATCCAGAATTGGATTCCCTGACAACATCCGCTCACAGCCTAATTTCCCGCAGTCTTCAGACGCTCTTAACTTCTTGGACCGGACCATTGGCGCGGACAGCGTGCCGATTGGGAATACGTGGGATTTTAAGAATGTCATGTATATCAACCGTCAGCTAAACAGCTTCTGGTATAGCGCCAAGGACCCGACGGATAGAGCGGCTGTCAGCGCCATTAAAGACGGCTACTTGAACGCCGTTAATGAGGCGATCACTCGCAAGCTCTTTACGGGAGATGGCGATGAGGCCCTCAAGTCGTGGGCTAAGTCCAAGAAAGATTGGCAGGAATACAAGTCTACTTTTGCGCCTGAGAAGGCGGTTGAAGCGCGTGCCTTCAATGGCATCATGGCTTCTATGTTTGACAATAATGGCAAACTTGTCAGTGATCTTACGCCGTCTCTTGAGATTGCGGCTAATGCGGCCATCAACAGTGGTGTTCTGAACAAGAAGGCCGGCGTTGCGCTTTTGGACCGCCTCGAAGGCATTCTTGGCAAGGACACGGACGTGACAAAAGCTCTGCACCAGCAGATTCGTCAGAAGATGCTGGACGTGGGCGGCGACATCAGCCGTGCGCCCAAGGCGATTGAGAAGTTTCTCGCCCCGGAGAACATTGAACTCGCCAAGCGCGTCCTTCCGCCCACCGACACCATGACTACGGGCCAGCAGATTTCTCAGCTTCGCCGTATCGCGGCCATGGTTGATAAGGTCAACCAGACCAAAATGCCGGATGAGCAGAAGAAGAGCATCATCATGAAGGCTCTGAGCGCAGCCCCGACGGCAATCGGCGCTTTTCTTGGCTATCCTCACGGTATTGTGGCTACCATCGGAATGGCCGCGCTGGGCAAAGGCGCGGGCGACATTGCGCAGGGAGCCATTCGGTCTAGTCAGGCCGCTAGTGAAGCGTTTGGTGCGCCTGTCTTCAAGAGGCCATTTGAGATGCCTGAGACGCGCATTCCGGGTGCTCCAGAAATCTTGCAGCCTCAATTTATGCCGTCTGTGCGCAACGTAGACGAGTTTGGCGACTCCCTTTCGCGAGAAGAGGGATACCAGCTTCCTCCGGTTGCGGGAACGCGCCCCGGTAGAGCATCCGGCGGTAAGGTTATGGACGCTGAAGCACTGGCTGACAGGCTTGTGGGAATGGCTGAACAAGCTAAAAATAAGCACAAGCAAAACACCAAGCCGCTACTCAATGCACCGGACGAGCATATCGCCAAGGCGCTAGAGATCGCGAACCAGCACATCTGAGGACACCGACATGGCTTCCAGCTACACGGGCAATAAGCAGATTGAAAAGCCGGCGAACGGCGACTACCCGAATACATGGAACGTGCCGGTCAACAATGACTGGGACATTTTGGATAAAGCCCTTGGCTCGGCTGTCACCAAGGCGCTGACCAATCTGCCGGTCAACCTGACCCGTGAAGAAGCGCAAAACCAGCAGATTGTCCTGACCGGGACGCTGACGGGCAACGTGCAAATCTTCCTGCCGTTAAAGATTTTGAGCGCCAGTGAGGCGGTGGGCGGAAGCTGGATCGTCTATAATAACACCAGCGGCTCCTTCACGGTTACGCTGTTCACCGCCGCCCCCGGCAGCACCGGCGTGATCCTGCCTCAAGGTCGTCGGTCCTTTGTGTACTCAAACGGTACTGACGTTAGCTTTGCAGACGACGTGCGGCTCACGGAAGGCACCGGGATTGACATCGCCAGCAATGGCACGATCAGCCTTGAAGTTCCTGTTGATGTAGTCAACGGCGGCACGGGCCTAACCTCTTTGACTGCGAACAACCTTCTGGTCGGCAATGGCACGAGTGACGTGACGTTCATTGCCCCCGGCGCATCTGGCAACGTCCTGACCAGCACCGGCACGACGTGGACCTCTCAAGCTCCGTCGGGCGGCTCTGGGACTGGCACTGTCACGTCGGTTGGCATGAGCGGCGGCACCACGGGTATGTCCTTCCTAACGGGCACCGGGTCCACCTTCATCACCAACAGTGGCACCTTCAGCATGTCAGGCGTGCTGAACCCCGTCAACGGCGGGACGGGCAGCAACGGCACGATCACGGGATTTCTTTACGCCAACGGCAGTGGCGCGATGACCGCCAGCACGACCATTAACGGCGCGGTCGTCACCGGGAACATCGCCGGCAATGCGTTGAACGTCACGGGCGTGGTCGCGCTGGCGAATGGCGGCACTGGGGCCACAACTGCTGCTGCGGCGGCGACAGCCTTGGGGCTTGGTACTGGCAGCACCCCTACCTTTACGGGGGTCAACACGACGGGCCGCGCGACACTTAATACGGTTAGAGTTGGCTCATCCGCCACATTTGACGCTATGAGCTTTGCTGGTGGCGTGGTGGCCCTTAACTTTAGCACCACCGCCTCACTTTTTGGTTCTGGTGGAGGTATGGAGCATTACGCTGGATCCATACCGAACTTTGCCACGACATCAACGTATTTCCGTTTGCAGAGCGGAATTACGCCTCAAGCGTTTGGAACAACGGCTTGGACCAACGTATCCGACTCTCGTCTAAAAAAGAATGTTGCGGATTATAATTTTGGCCTAGCCGAACTGAAGCAGCTTCACACAGTGACGTATCAGTTTAACGGTCAATACGGAACTCCGAATGACGGCAAAATGAACGTCGGCTTGATTGCTCAAGAGGTGAAGAATACCGCTTTTTCTGACATGGTAAGCTCTTGGCAGCATCAAAATCGTGAAACGGGTGAGGTCACAGAGCTGTTTAGCGTCAACACGACGCCACTCGTGTTTGCCCTCATCAACGCTGTCAAAGAATTGTCGGCGGAAGTCGAGGCGTTGAAGGCGAAACTGCCTTGATGTGAAAATGCCCCGGCTACGCAAAACTTGAAGCCGGGGCAGTAAGCGTTACGATCCGACGCTGTGACAGTCTTCTTAAAAACCAGAGGTCAAGTTATTGGCCCTGATTTGACAAGAACACCACGTTCTTGCCCTTCGCGCTGTGGTTGCGAAGCTCTTGAAAGAGTTTCTTCATAGCGGCGAACGCCATGAATGATCGTAGTATGATCCTTCTTGCCGCTGTAAAATGCAAGCCACAAGTATCCTTTCTTGCACTCGTATCGGCCACGCCACCAAGCCTCACGCCTCGCCAAGACTAAATTCTTAAACTTACGTGGACCGTCTAGCTCCTCTACAGTGATCTTATACTTGGCGCAGACTTCACGTTTAATGTCATGATATGTTTTTGGACGTTCTTGGCACAACGCTGAAGGCGAAGAATTGTTCCCCATCCGGGGCCTCCCATAAGTCTAAATATGCCGCTTTCTCATGGCGCGGATCGGATGATAAGCGTATGTCCCCGTCCGGCTCTTCATAAGCCCAAAGACCCTGCTCTACATCGTCCCGCTCCGGCCTTCTTAGCCATCCGAAGCTGTAGTGCCAACCGGACTTGACCACTTGATATTCCGACCGAAAGTCGGGTTGTCCAACGCTCTTATGTCCTTGTTTTGCCATGTCCAGCACTCCCCATTCTCGTGGAAGCATATCCATAACCAGTGATGTTCTGCACCATAATCCACGATGAAGTGAGCCAGAGCTTTGCCTTTTGGCGTATTCAACGGGATTGTGGGATTCAGTTGTAAGATCATTTGGCCTCTGCGTATCTTGGGTTGAGTTGAAACGGTTTACGAGGCTTGTCACGTTTGCGCGGCTCTGCCTTCACATAGCAGATAGCGTGATGTTCTTTGCAGTATGAGCCTGTGTGTTTTGGTTGTCCGCAAAACAGGAAGTCAGCCGCCTTGTTGCTGTCATTGATGACAAACCGGCAGGAATCTAGCTTCAATTCGAGCAGAGTTATCGGACGTGTTTGCTCATCAACCGGAGGAAGTGGTGGCAGCTTCTTTCTACGCAGATTTGGAACGGAAGGGTTCCGTAGTTTCTTGAGCCGCTTTTCCGCTGGCGTGGCGTTCTTCTTGGAAGCGGGATCGCGGTAGTCAATGATCCCCTTGCTACGAAGACGCCCCAGTAAGCCCATGACAGAGTTGCGAGTTATATTGAGCTTGGCAGCTATATCGCCGCCAGTCTTATGCTCTGCCCACATCTTCAGGACTATATCTATAGTTTTCTGATCGTACTTACTCTCGCCCATGTATCACCTATCAGGTTATCCGTTTTTAATATCTCTCCACTTCTCCACCATAAGCTCCCAACCCATAAGGATCAGGAGTCCTGTCAGCATGACAACTAGAACGGTCACGCAGCCAAGCATGACAAGTGCAAGGAATGTTGCTGTCTCTACCATGTGTATAATGTCCCTGCCCATGATGGCACCTTGGAGGCTTGAGCCATCCGCACGTACTTGGCGCGGTATGCCTGAGCCCTCCGGTTGAGCTTCTTGTTCCAGCCGCCCCAGCCAGCAACGTGACACGCTGCTAATTGGTTGTAGCTCTTAGCCCCCACGGAGATGCACTTCTCCATGTGCTTGATCCCCGCCATGATCTGAGCCTTGCAGTCCCGGTGGAGATCATGAGAGCTAATCCCGAAGGCCGCTGCGCTGCTTGGAAGCACTTGCAGGGGGCCTACAGCACGCCCGTGGCGGGTCTTGGGACCAAGAACATGGCACCGATACCCGCTTTCTAGTTTAGTCAGCCTGAGAGCGTCCTGAACGTGCTGTTCGCCAAGCACAGACTTGGCCTCCGCAGCCACCATTGCGGCGACCTTAGCCTTGTCCGGCGACATAGCGCCAAGATCAAGTTTGCCGGCCCATGCGGGTGTTTCGGGGGCACGCAGCCCCCTACTCCAGTATTCACGATCTTTGCGGAAGAAGTCTGCCGCCGATTCATCAGCCGCCAGCGGGTGTATCAGGCTGGTTAGGGTGAGAGCCGTAGCCGTTGTGAGAGCTATCAGTCGGCGCATTTGTATTCTCCCGTTTCGGTGCAAACCGCCTTGCCATGGCGGCGATGTCATCCTCAATGTTTCCAAATTGGGCAGCAGCAAACTGCCCGGCGATAGCCGTGTAGTTTACGTCATCAACCCACGAGTCAACAAGCGTGGGGTTCTCGGTCTGTCGAGCTTGCTTTACGCACGACATGATAATTGCAACGTCATACATGCTTACCGGCCTATTAAGGCGAATTGAGGCCAGCTTGCTTGCCCGATCAAAGCATAGTTCCACGGGGCCGTATTGATGGGCGCGCTCGTTCAACGTGTGCGCTGCGGTTGTCAGAATTTCGGTATGATTCATCATTGGGTTGGTCCTTTTCCATTTCCAGATAGACTTGCACTTTACCGATATGAGCGGTGTTTAAGATTATATCACCTCTATCTTCCCATATAACATCCCCCGTGTGGTGGTTTTTGCGCTTATAGTAAAGACGCACTTGAACAAAGATTTCTTCATTCAAGAGTTTCAGAAACTCCTCCAAGCTCTCGCATGACGTATCAACTGTCATTTGATGCACAAGATATTCTTGTGCGCTTGGCATGTTCATGGTCACAAGCAGTTTCATTTATTTGATCTCCAATGACCGGAACGTGCAAGAATTAGGCTTGCATGTGTAGAATGACTCAAACTTTTTAGTGTTATGAGCCCATAAATCCTTCTTTTCCCACGTATCAATATCTTTGGTATTAATGATCGCCATGTTTTTCCTGTCACTGCTGACGACTATATACGCTGCTATTTTCCCACGGTTCCTGTCCACGGTGCTTGCATTTGAAATCACCACAACAGGATAAGGCCAACTTTCGGCGTCTGTGAAGTTGAACCTCTGGCTTCCCTTCACCTCAATGACAGACACGTTGCCGTTCTCGTCCTCTGCGATGATGTCTCCATCATCAACATAGCCCTCAGACTTAGCATATCGCGGAGCAACACGAGTTCTGGGAATTGTCACGGTTCTTCCTTTTCTGTGCAGCCACATTGCGACTGCAAAGACAGCTTCTCGTGAGTTTTCCAGACGCTCCACAAAAGCATCATATGGATCGTCAATCGCCTGTATCTCGTCTGACAACGGTGCCGTCCATCTTTCTTTTCCACTTGGAGTTGCGCCCGCCCGGTATCGGGCTCTTAGACTTTTTAGCCCCAATGTGGCGTTGGTGGATGCGCTTCACTTTTGCAATGAGGGGAACATCCACAGTAGCAGTATGAGTCCGATGGCACTTGCGATGGGCAACCAGCCAATTACTAGCATCGTCAGCGCCGCCTGCCTCCAAGGGAATTTCATGGCTTACATCCCATTCTTGGCCGGGGACCACCTTCATGCTGCACAGATGACAGACGCCGCCGTGCCGCATGAAAATGTCAGCCCGCATCTTAGCCGTGATGCGTACTCGCTTCATTGCAGTGTTTGCTCTTCTTCATCTTCTTCTTCATCGTCAAAATTCATATGCACAAACTCATATATGCGCGCGTGCATAGTTGCAGACATGCACTTTGCCGCAACTCCGTTTTTCGCGACAGAATTGATGACACGTCCCGCAACTACGGTTGCCACAGTTAACGCCATGGCTTCGTCAAGATTTTCCAAAATACCGATAATGTGATCTGATACTTTTTTGACCTTTGCCGCCGCCTCAAGGCCATTTTTGACCTCATCAATCAGTTGCTTCAACTGTTCCAGTTCCTCATCATGGTCATTCATATCATATCTCCTATAGCTTCATTTCTGCGCGTTTGGTGGCTTCATGTGATTGCCACTCATGAAAACGCATTCTGATATATTCAAGTTGGACCTTGAGCAGAGACGCCTTCTCACGCGCCTCCACCATGTTCTTGACGTACTCACGCCACTCGCCGGAAGCCTTGACGTTCATCTCAGCGCGGCTGACAGGCATGTCTCCCTGCCCCGCCATCATCTGAGCAAGCACGCTAGACTTGGTTTCCTCCAGCATGGAGGCCGCAGCGTCCGCATCAACCCACTTTTTGGCGATGACGCGAAATTGCTCTGAGAGAGGGAGATTTGCGTCCATGGTCAGAAGGGAATCTCGTCGTCAGAAACGGTCTGGCGCGGAGCTTGTTGCGGCGCGCTCTGTCGGGCCTCCTTCTTCTTGAAGGAGAATGAGTACCAAGGGTTGCCGTTCTTATCCACTTTGCGCCACCCGTTGATCCAATAGGTCTGGCCGTCAATCATGACATCTCCGGTCATATCAGCCTGTCTGTCATTCTCTTTGCGGGTATTCTTGAACATGGAACCGCTGTTATCGCGAAGCTCATACGCCATTATATTTCTCCTTCAGCTTGGAAACCTTCTCGTCCAGTTCAAACAGAAACTCTTGAACCGCTTCTTCAGCCATAGTGATCCACGTATCGTCACGCTCTACGCGGACAACAAACAACTGCATCTCTTCTGGCATACGGGGATCAAATGACACGAAGTCACACCACGCCCTGCCAGTACAGGCCATCTGCCATTGCATCTGGGCGAAGTACTTAGACGGGGCTTCATCTGACATGAGCGTGTCAATATGAGTGGCTGTGTTGGGGCACTTGATCTCAACAAGGCCGTCAGCTTCCACCAGACCATCTGGCGAGGCCCCTGTCATTGCCCCGGACGGGTGGGGCACGAACCCGGTTTCTTCCACTAGCACCCCCCTGTGCGCCTCATACGCGGCGCGGGCCAGCGGTTCCGTGTTCGTGCCCCACATCATCGCGGCGTTCTGATAGGAGTCCCCCTTCTGACCCGTCAGACGCTCCACGATGAGTTCTGCCATATAGTTGGCCCGGCTTGCGCCCCAGCCGCTCTTGGTCTTAGCCATAACGTCAGAGATACGGGAGGCTGTCACCTTGCCAAGGCGCGCATTGAACCATTCGTCTGTGCGTTGATCCATATCACCATTCCTTTTCCAGAATATCTTCAGCGTCACGCACTATCTGGCTTATCTCTCTTATGTTGTCTGGAATAACTTCATTGATGACCTGACGCAGCGCGGACTCAAGTTCCGCGATGCGCTGGGCGGCGCGTACAGAAGAGCTGATAAGCTCCATCTCATACGCTATGTCGCCCATCTTGCTCATTGGAGCCCGTCCGCTTCTTTGGCCGCAGCCTTGAGGGACTTAACAGTTTCATTGTCAATCAAGGAACGCTCTTCCTTGGACAAGGATTGCCACCACGCCGTAAGGGCGATTGTGCCTTCCTTTGCAGCTTTGTTGGCGGCTGCGATAATGTCTGCGCTGGGCTTCTTCTGGGCGGGCTGCGCTTTCACAGAGTCAACGGCAGTGTTGCCGTCATCATCATAGCTGGCGAGAGCAAGCAGAGACATAATGCCAATACGGCGAGCGTATGTGATCGCGCTGGCGTACCCGTGAGGATCAGCCTTTCCCGCAGGCATAAACAGCGTTTCAGAGATAAACTCGCCAGACTTGTGGACGAGCATGGTTTCAACTTCTGCGCCGCCTGTAACAGTGCGCGGAGCCTGAATGATAGCAAGATCATTGTTGGCAAGCGGCTCACGGATCACAGCGCGCACGGCTGCAAGATCAGCGTACTTGCTCTTGAAGTAGGGATTCTCAGAAGCCTTAGAGGCGTCATCAATCTGGCCCTGCGCCTTAGCGAGCGCGCCAGCGAGTTCAGTGATGCTGTCAGACATTTTCATTGTATTGCTCCTATGTGAGTATCAGACTTTGCATTCTTCAGAGATAATATCCATCATGCGATGGTCATCGTAGATGTTTTTCACCAACAGGTCAAACAACCAGTCGCCCTTCTTGAAGGTAACAACCTTGTCTTTGTTGTCGCGCATTGCAACGCCGTTGATGTACCACTCGCCATCATAATCAACTTCAATGTCGAGATGCGTGTCGTAGATCATGATGCTGGGCATTGAAGGGATTTGGTATTCTTCAATGAAATAGTAGTTGGGTTGGTACGCCATGGTTCATCTCCGTCCGTATTGGGGACATAATGCTTATCTCATAGCTCGCAAGGGTTGACAAGTCTTTTTTTGCGTTTTATTGTCCATAGCATGAACAAAAGATCACCAGAACTCATGAATGTCTTTGCTGCCGCTGGCGGCGTGGGCGCTCTCGCACTCAGGCTAGGTCTTAGCCGTCAAGCGGTTGCGGTCTGGCATAGGGTTCCGCTTAAGCATCTGAACAAGGTGTCTGAGCTTACAAGTTTGCCGCGCCAGTTGATTAGGCCGGACCTGTTTGATGACGAGCGGCTCATCCTGCAAATGTTTGACCGTGGCATGAACACGGCTGATATTGCGCGGGCGTTGCAGACAACAGAGGCTTCTGTGGCTTTTGCTCTGGCGCGGTCTTTGGAGGATCGCCGTGAAAAGGTTGGAACTGATACTGCCGCTGCCCCCGTCAATGAACCGACTGTGGAGGACAGGTAAAGGAGGCGCGGTCCATCGGTCGCCCAAGTATGAGGCTTGGCGGACTCCTGCAATCTGGCAAGCAAGCGTACAGGCTAAGTCAGTCAAGTTTGAGGGGGCATATAAACTGACAATGCTTGTGGTGCGCCCTGACAAGCGCAAGCGTGATCTGGATAACTTATTTAAGGCGGCGTCCGACTGTTTGGTGTCCGCTGGGATCATAGACGATAGCAAATGTGAATGGCTGGAAGGGCGTTGGGTTAAGGATGGCCCGCAATGCACCCTGATTATAGAGGAGATTACAGATGGAGAAGGTGGCTCAAATGTTCAGGTTAACGCCTGATATATTTGACTCAATCAGCCTTGATGACATTGACGCTACCGCAAAAGATATGTGGGAGATGGATATATTTTACCCGCCGTTTGAGAAATTCATCATAACGGTAAAATCTTCATTCCTTGCTAAAATGATGTTGGATAAACAATACGTGCAACAATATGGGAAAAATGGTTCTGAAGAGTTAAACAGATATTGGTCTGCAAAAGATATGGAGTTGTTCTTTTACTTCTCATCTGATTTGCAGCGAGAAGGTGACAACCCTCTTGGAACTATTGTTGGTATTAAGTTTGACCGTGACAAAGTAGTAAACTGGTTTGCTGAAGTTGGCATGTCAAAGCAGCTTAAAGAAGTCAGCCGTCATATAGGCGGGCGGCTGTTTGAGATACTCATTGTTCTTCTTGCAACGCCAAACGCTGATAAGAAAGTTACAGAGAACAGTTTGCGTGGAAAGTTCCAGAGGATACGACAAGATGCCCAAAGCTCTGAGTACACGACTACAATCAGAATAGGAAAGATCACTGAGACATACAGCGGCGGAAATTTAGGAACAGGCGCAAAAAAGCGCCCTCACCTTCGCCGTGGGCATATTCGCCGTCAGCGTGTTGGCGAGGGGCGTGCAGAGGTAAAAAAGATTTTCATACCGCCAATGTTTGTGAACGCAGATGAAAACTGGATCAAGAATGAGCGTAAAGAATACAAAGTCCTAATGGCATGATGGAGGTTAATATGAATGATGATCTGAATGAAAAGCTGTCACCAGAAGCGCGGCTGCACCGCATGGGCGAACTGGAAGAAGCCCTCATGGCCGCGATGGCCTTCATTGACCGATATGTTGACGTAGTGGATGGGCCTGACGGCATCCCCGTGCCAAACTATGCCATGGCTTTGAACACATATTTGAATGAAGTGTTGGAGGGGCGGTCATGAGCAATGATCTTGTGAAGCGGTTGCGCAATCCTATTGGAACCAGCGGCTCTGATTTTAATGCGACCTATTGGCTTGGCATTTCTTCTGAAGCCGCAGACCATATTGAGGCGCTAAACGCGGCGCTTGAGGCTTACGCCACGGAGACGATGGAACGCATTGATGAGTTGGAAGCGGCGCTGCGCCGATTGGCGGAAACAGACCTAACCGGAATCGCCCGCGCTGCGCTGGAGGGGAAAGATGGGCAAAAGGTCTGACTTTGAGCGGGCCAAGCTAGACTATTATCCCACGCCAGCATCGGCTGTCATGGCTCTGGTCCCGTTGCTGACACGGGGCCAGACATTTTGCGAGCCCTGCGCTGGCGCGGGTGTGTTGGCGGGGCATCTGGAAAACTATTCCCTCCGCTGCGTGTCAGCTTTTGACGTGCGCCCGCTGGCACCGGGTATTCGCCAGCATGACGCCTCATGGATTGAGGAGTCGGACCTGAACGGGGCTGAACTCATCATCACGAACCCGCCATGGGATCGCCCCGTCTTACATCAGATCATTGAGCGGTGTTCACGGCTGCGCCCGACGTGGCTGCTGTTTGACGCCGACTGGATGCACACAGGCCAAGCCCGTGAGCATTTGGAGATTTGCCGCATGATCGTGTCTGTTGGCAGGGTGAAGTGGATTGAGGGGTCAAAGAACACTGGGATGGACAACTGCTGCTGGTATCTGTTTGACCAGAACTCAACCGGTCCAACCACATTTGTAGGCAGACGATGAAAGTACCGCTGGATATTCAAGTGTCCGCTGTAGAGCGCGCCGTGGTGAACTTACGCGCGCACATTGACATATTACGTGAGCTTGTCAGCAAGAAGAAGCGCGATCCAAGCACGCTTGAGACAAAAGAGTCATGGCTGCCCGAATTAGCGGCTGCGCTTGAGACATTAAAGTGGCTACAGGCCCATGAAAAAAAGATTAAAGATGCGTTGAGGGCCTCGCAAAAAGTCTGAGAATATGGCATATTGTCATATGATATGGCGAAACGTCATGGAGAATATGGATGAAAAAAACAAAAGATGATGAGCGTGAATATCTCCGCGAACTCGTAGAGAAGACCGGCAATCTGTACGTGGAAGTGGCCGATTACTTGGGCGTGAATGAGCGCACACTCTATAGGTGGTTATCAGGCGAGAGCCGGATACCATATAGTGTTATCAAGGCTTTAGAGTTGATGACGGAGCAGAAATAGGCTAGTCTTAAAAGATGAAGCCCGAACGGCTGGAACCATTCGGGCTTCGGAATTGAAACGCGGGGAGTGGTCCGCGATTTCGGTCTGGACGATCCTGTTTATACCGTAAATCGTGAGAATTACAACCCGCTCCAACCCGGAGTGGTAAAATGTCATTTCAAGCTATGACGTGGGCAGTTACTCAACCGCTGCCACCATACGAGAAGCTCACCATACTCATGCTTGCGAACTACGCTAACGCTGAAGGCGTTTGCTGGCCGTCTATCCGTAGGCTCTGCATTGATACCGGCATGTCTCGCGCCACGATTTGCAAATGCTTGCTTGGCCTTGAGAAAAAGAAGCTGATTACCCGTAAGCGGAGGCTTCGCAAGAGCGGAAATCAATCCACCGTGTACCGTCTTGACCTGTCACACGTTGAGACGGGAATCTCAAACTTGACAGTCAATATAGTGGATGAGCCTAAGCTGCAATGATAGGGGGGTAGTCTCTATTACGGACTAGGATACCCTAGTCTCTATTACGGACCACCTAGTCTCCAATAGAGACACTAACCTGTAAGAGAACCTATCAGCACTGGATACTGACTCATACCCAGCCAGATAGGGAACTAATATTAGTAGGTAGAGTACTATATAGGACTGGAGCTAGACAATGGAACTGAGACTATACCAGAAAGATACGATTGACGAACTGAAACGCGCTCTTGGCCGTGGGAGCAAACGCCCTGTGGTGCAAGCACCGACGGGGGCCGGTAAGACCGTGATCGCCGCCGCCATCGTCCGTATGGCGAGGGAAAAGGGCAAGCGCGTGATCTTCACCGTGCCAGCCATCAGCCTGATTGACCAGACCGTGGAGCGTTTCCGTCAGAACGGGATCACTGAGGTTGGCGTCATGCAGGGCGCGCACGAACTCACTGACCGCGATCAGCCCGTGCAAGTCTGTTCTGTTCAAACGCTGGCGAGGCGTGTGATCCCCGACGCTGATCTCGTGATCGTGGATGAATGCCATGTCATGTTCAAGCTGTACGATGATTGGATGCGTGATAGCCGCTGGACCAGCGTGCCGTTCATTGGCCTGACCGCTACGCCGTGGTCCAAGGGCATGGGTGCTAAAGGCCGCTGGGATGATCTGATCGTGGCAACCACGACTTCGGAGCTTATCCGGCTTGGCGACCTGTCAGACTTCCGCACGTTTGCCCCGGCCCATCCTGATCTGGCGGGGGTTAAGACCGTGGCAGGGGATTATGAAATCCAAGGTCTAGCCAAGGCAATGGACAAGTCTGCGCTTGTGGCCGACATCGTGACAACGTGGCTGAAACGCGCTGACAACCGCCCGACGATTTGTTTCGCGGTCAACCGGGTTCATGCCGCCCATATCTGCACGCGGTTCCAAGAGGCCGGGGTGACAGCCGAATACATGGATGGGTTTACGCCAAATGAAGATCGGCGCGGTACTTTTGAGCGATTCAAAACTGGCGAGACAAAGATCATTTGCAACGTGGGCGTTCTCACAACCGGGTTTGACGCCGACGTGCGGTGTATCATTCTGGCGAGGCCAACCAAATCCGAAATCCTGTACACGCAGATGATCGGACGCGGACTGCGGACTGCGCCGGGCAAAGATCACTGTCTTATCCTTGACCATAGCGACACGACTCTGCGGCTTGGGTTTGTCACAGACATTCACCACGCAAAACTCCACGACGGCCAAAAGAACACCACAACCGTTGAGAAGCGTGTTCTCTTGCCGAAAGAGTGCCCCTCCTGTGCTTTCCTGAAACCGCCCAAGGTGCGCGTTTGCCCGTCCTGCGGCTTTGAGCCTAAGCCAACCGCTAATGTGGAGGTGGATGACGGCGAGTTGTTTGAGATCACCAAGGGCAAAAAACAAAAGATTGAGAAGTATTCCATGGAGCAGAAGCAGGACTGGTACAGCCAACTCCTGTTGCACGCTCACCTTCGGGGATACAAACCCGGCTGGGCGTACTGGGCATACAAGGATAAGTTTAAGGTCGGCCCTGACGCGTCTTTGCGTGCGGTGCATGCGCCAATGCTGACATATGAGGTGGACTCGTGGATCAGGCACTACAAAATTAAGAAGGCCAAGTCTAAGGCCAAACAGCAAGCGGCGGGGAAGGCCGCATGAGTCAAGACCTGAAGCTGGCGGCGCGTGGTCAATGGCGTCTGATCTTGCCCGCACTGGGCGTAAACGCTCAAGCTCTTGTCAACAAACATGGCCCCTGCCCCATCTGTCATGGCAAGGATCGGTTCCGCTGGGATGACCAACACGGGGACGGCGGGTTCATCTGCAACCAATGCGGCGGCGGCGACGGCTTCAACCTTGCTATGAGGGTTACAGGAAAGGCTTATGCTGATATAGCCAAGTCTATGGAGATATTGCTGGGACTTGACCAGCAATATACACGTAAACCGATCAATCAGGCCGAAGTGGATCAATACAATGCCATTCGCCGGGCATGGGAGGGGGGCAGGACGCCCGTTCTTGATGGTCCGGTGGACCGATACTTGTCACAACGTGTTGGCTGTCTGTGGCCCTCTAATGCGATCCGTGAATATGACCGCAAACCGGCCATGCTGGCTAAGATCATCACGCATACAGACAAGGCTGTGAATGTTCATATCACACTACTTGACCATGACGGAAACAAAGCCAAGGTTGAACCGTCCAAAAAAGTCATGCCGGGGAAGCTGCCGGACGGGTGCGCGATCCGGCTGGCCCCTGCCAAGGCCCGCATGGGCGTGGCTGAAGGGATTGAGACTGCGATCAGCGCTGCGCTTATGTTTGACATGCCAGTCTGGGCTTGTGTGAATGGCAATCTGCTGTCCAAGTGGGTGCCCCCGGAGGTGGCCGAAGAAGTTTTTGTGTTTGGTGACAATGACACGAGCTTCACGGGACAGGCCAAGGCATATCACCTTGCCAACCGGCTTGAGGTCCAATTCAAGCGCAAAGTCGAGGTTAAGATACCGTCTGTCACGGGCGAGGATTGGAATGACGTGTTTGTCAGGGAGGCCAACAGCCCGCGCCCGAGGTTGTCGGTCGTGAAATGAAAACGGGGGCCAAAGCCCCCGTGTCATCATTCGCCGCGCGATCCGTAAATAGGACGGTCCTCATGCTCCGGTCGCCATGATCGCCCGACGATCTCCCATGACATATTGCCAGGTAACTTCTGGCGCTTCGTCGGGCAACAATAGAATGCAAACGGGTTGTCATCGCCGCAGAAAACGCGGGGCGAATGGTAGACGGTCGGCTGATAGACCATTTCCGTCACCTCATTGATGTCGCAGCCAAGCCATTCCGCGATGATGGTGGCGGCGGGGGTGATGCGATCTTTCACTGTCATGAAGGGCTCCTAAAAAAAGCGGGGGCCGAAGCCCCCAAGTCTGTCACGCTATCACTGGCCGCTAGTAGTATTGCTCCAGCAGCCAATCCTTTGCCATGGCTTGCGACCAACACAGGCGCACGCTCCCGTGCAATGAAACGGCGCGATAGGCGATGCGCCTCCGCTGGGCCAATTTTGTTATGTTCATCCAACCAACCACCTTGCCGAAATAGGTTAGGGTGAAGGTCCCGTCGCCTTCTTCGGTCCATTGAATTGGATTGTCGTATTTCACGCGCTCAGGCTCCGGCTTTGGCGCGGCATTCATCATGATTCCGCACAGGTCTGCGATGTTAAAGGGTAAATTGCTCATAGCCCCCTCCCTCATATGCCAGCGGTTGAATGGATAACCTCAGACCCGTCCGGGCGGGCGGCGAGAACAACCGTCACCTCATAAGACTTGCGAGCCTTAAAGAGCTTGGCGGCTTTCTCCTGCGCGTCAAAGGATCGCAACGCCTGAACCGTGATCTGTTTTCCGCGATAGAAGCAAACATACGTAAACATGAGCTTATCCTTTCTCCCGGTATATTTGACCGTAACCAACCATACATGGCAATTCGCCATGAGTCAACAACCAACCAACCAACCAAGTAACCCAACCAACCAACCAAATATTGGAACCAACCAACCAAACCGCACGACCGGCCATGCCATAGGCTCGGACATGTCACGAGCTTGGCAACGCCATAGCGTAGGTCAAGAGCCTATTGTCACGCCCACGTTTGTCATGGGCTTGGCAATGGCATGAACGCCGGGACGGGCGGGCGTGGCGGGCCGGCCCCGCGCGTGGCAGGACCAGCCCTTGGCGGGGATTAATATTCGTCGGGCGTTAGCAGCGTCGTAACGCTCCGGTCCGCTTCGGTGATGGCCCATATGGTCGCGCCGCCGACTAGACGATAAACGCTCATAAGGCGGGACCCGTGGCGCAGGGCCGCTTCATTGGCCCCCCTATCGTCGGCGCATATGTCCCCCCAATCCCCGAACATATGCCGACAAATCAGCATGTGGGCTAGGTCCCGGTCCCCGTCCATAGCATCCATTGCGCCGGGCGTTGCTACTACGTCCCCCACGGCGAAAAGCGGGCGGGGCTTGCGTTCTGTTTGCATAGCGTGACTCCTTGCGTTCGCCCGATATTGGCGGGCGGGGCGGGCTTGCGGCCCCCCGTGGGGCCGGCCCTTACTGGACCGGCCCGGCGTGGGGTCTCAAGCGGCGGCGCGGGCTTCTAGCATGGCCAGCGTTTCCGCAATCCATGCTTCGGGGTCCCGTGTGGATAGGTCAGTCGCATAAAGGGCGGGAAGGGCTAACACGTCCCCGACGTGGGGGAAGGCGGGCCGGATCAAGTCATCTAGGTATTGGCGGGACGCCGTGTGAGACTTGAAGGGCCAGCCCCCGGCGAAGCCGAAGGAACGGGCGAGGCTATACAGGGCTTGGCGGGGATAGGCGGGGGAGACAAAGGCGAACGCGGCCCGCGCCAAGTCCAGCGGGGCTGTATCAATCCGCGCGAACATGGCGACTCCGTTCTTGTCCCCGTCCGCGCCCGTGAACGCGCCCGCCCATAGCTCCACGGGACGGCGCGCCGATAGCACGCGGACAAGGGCCAGAATCGCCGCCCCCCGCCGTTCTATGTCGCGCGCCTCAATACTGCCGCTTGTGGTCAAATCCACCACAACGGCCAACGGGGCCGCTTCGGACGCAAGGCGCACCCGGCGGCGCATGGATTGGGGATTCCCCGCAATGAACGCCGGGACGTTGGGGACCGCGCCCGCCACGTCACGGCGCCATGCTTTCGTCGGGGCGGCGAAGGCGAAACGCTCAAAGCGGGCTAGCAATGCGTCGGACCGCGCCACATAGGAAAGGTCCCCCGTCCGCATGGTCCGACAAGCGGCGGGAAGGTCCAGCCCGCCATTCCATTTTGAGGCGCCGCCTTGCTGGACGCCCTTCGCCATGGCCGCGTCGGCCATTTCCGAAAGGGAGTCCGCTAAGACATAGTGAGTCACGGCGTCCCTTCGGCCAATATTAGCGGCCACAATGTCGGGGACTGGACGATTAAAGAGTCTCATATTAGCCCCCCACAATGGCGCGCTGATCTGCGGAAAGCGCGGCTAGGTACGTCAATTCGGCGGCGCGGTCCGCCGTGAAACCGGCGGCGATAAGCGCGGCCCCGTCAATAGAGGCGCGTGGGGAAATGATAACTTTCAAGCCCGCCTCACTCGCCTTGGCGCGGGCCCGCTGGACGCGCGCGGCCCATGCCGCGTTTCCGCAAAGCGCGGACTCGAGCGTTTCATCATAGGTCCAGTCCAGTTTGACGAAGCGGTCCAGAAAAGCCCCGTCCAGTTTTGTGCGCCCCACATAATCCGCCGTGGCGCCATGGCCCCACGTATTGGCCCCGGCGATAAGCAAGAAGTCAGCATGACGGGGGACGATAGCGTCGGGGAATTGGCAGAATCCGTTTGCAATGGCCGATTGCAGGGCCATGCAAGCCTCATTATCCCATGAGTCCAATTCGTCCAGTTGAAGGACTCCGCCATGCTCGAACGCTTGGCGAAACGGCGTGCCATGGTACGCGCCGCCCGCGTCCCGATAGCCTAGAACGTCAAAGCCCGTTTGCTTTGCGCCCATGCCATAGAACGGGAGTCCCAATAAATCGGCCAGCGCGTGGCCCGCGTGCGTTTTACCGGACCCGGCGGGACCGGCCAGCCATATGTTGACGGGCTTCCCGTCCCCCTTGCGGGCGGCGGCGATGCGCACAAGGTCCCCGAATGATTTATGCACAAGCCCCGACGTTTCCCGCACGTTCCCGCTAGTGTCCGCAAGCTGGACTTTAAGAGTCCCCGCGCCATGGCCCGCAAGGGCGTCCGCGATTCGGGAGTCCACAAGGGCGGCGATAGCGTCGGCGTTCATAGAATTGGCAAGGGCCGCTTGAATAGCCGCCGCAATGGCCGTTGCAAGGTCCGCCGCGCCGCTTGTCACGGGCGGGGCTTTCGGGGGCGTCGGGACCGTGGCCGCGCTGGCATTGTCCGCCGTGGCATTGGCGCGGGCGGAGTTTTCCCGTTCCTTTTCGGCGCGCATGGCGTCGAAATATTCCTTTTCGGCGTTCCCCGTATGGCCGCCCGTCCGATTGGAACGGCGGCGGCGGAAAGAGGATTCCCCCGTTTCCGCTTCCCGACAAATGGACTCAACCGTGGCAAATTGGCGCGCCGTCATGTTCCCCGCTTGTTTCGCGCTGGACGTGGCAAAAATGGATTCGGCCAATTCACGGGGGCGAGCGTCCATTTTATGCGCCGCATTATTGAAGCGGACCCGCAATTGAAGAGCGGCGAAGGAGTCATGCGGCCACGTTGCGCCGTTGGCATAGTCCGCCGCCATGCGTTCAACGTCTATGCCAAGGGCGCGCGCCGCTTCGGCCATTGTTTCAATCCGTAAATCGGCGGCGGTTATGCCGCGCTCTTTCCGGTACGAGTCCCATTGAGGATGGCTCGTAAGAGCGGACCGGAGCGCGGACCGGGCCAAGGCGGACAAGCGGGGAAGAGTCATTGTCATTGCTTTATTCCTATCTTTGGCGTGACAGTAAAACGCGCATAGCGGGCGCGCCTGATTCCCATAGCACGAAATGGCATGGCATGGCAAATGTGCCAGCGGAAAGCCGTTCGCCTTGTGTTATCATGGGCTTGCGTTGGAAAGGCGGGCCGCGTGGCAATCCCTTTTCGGGCGTTTCTTGGCGGGGATATGAACGCCGGGACGCAAGGGGCCAAGGCGCGCTTGGCATGGACTAGCAGGGGGGCGTGACAAATGGCGGGACGCAATAAGGGGAAGGTCCGACTAGACCCGGCCAGCGTGGCGGCGGAATTAACTAAGCCGCTTCCCCCGGTGAAGGCGTCGGACGCCCAGCGGCGCGCAATTCTTGGCGCGGCTGTTCCTGCCATAAAGGCGGAAAGGGACAAGGGACTAGAAAAGATCCGAAAGTCCCGAAAGGGCCAAGGCTGCACATACACGCAAGAACGCTTTGACGCCATTTGCGACGATATGTCCAACGGGATTCCCCTGAAAGAGTCATTGGCGGCGCATGGATTGGCGGGAAGTACTTTTCGGGGATGGTTAGAGGCGGAGGGGGAAGAAGGCCTTAAGCGGCGAGCCCTATACGCACGCGCGCGCCAAGCCTTGGCCGATTGGGCTTTCGGGGAAGCCTTGGCCGTCCCTCAAAAGCTGATGGCATTGGCAATGGACCCGACGGCGGAGAAACCTATTGATTCTGCTATGGTTGGCGCGGCTAGGCTTGTGACAGATTCCCTCAAATGGTACGCCGAAAGGCTCAATCCCGGCGCATATGCGGAAAGCAAAGCCCCGCCGCCTAGTGTCACGGTGAATAACAATAGCTTGACGCTGGACGCCCGCGCGCTGGACCCGGAACAGCGGGACAAATTGCGCCAGTTGCTACTGGCCGCACGCCCCGCCATAGACGGCTAGACTGTCAACGTCCCGACATAGCCCTAGAAGGCCCTAGGAAGCCCGCTGGCAGGCTTCGCGCTTCCCCCTACCGGACATAGCGGACGCCCCCGGCGCGTGCCATCCTGCGCAAATTCACGTTTTGTTCTGCTCATTATGGGCTTGTCCGCCCATTTTGGGCTTTTCCCGCCCGTCTTAAGCGCGGCCCTATATGCCAAAACACGGGGTTTATATAGCGCCAAGGTTAAGCCGGGGCGTGGCACGCCGTGGCATATTGCAAATGATTATCAATAGCATATAGCTTGGCAATGAGCGTGACCATGGGCGTGGGCTATGCCATGCCATAGCGTCGGCCAAGGCTAGCGCAAACTGGACAATGGCAGATGATAATGAGAAGCATTCTTAACTGGCAATGCTTAGGACAAGCTGACCATGGGCGGGGCCATGGCAGATGCAAATGAGAAGCATTCGCAAAAGGGCCCCCTGAAACCAACCATGCCACCCCCCTGTGGGAAAGAGGCCGGGGTGGCTTTGGGTCCTCCGCCCCTCCCCTGAAATCACCCAAAAATCTCAAACTGGGTCCCCACCGGCCTTGACTATTCACCGGCCTAGAGCATAATGGGTCCCTCACTGGGGGTATGGCTATGAATGATACTGGTACGGGTAGTGGTAAGGGCCGTGGTCGTGGGTTTGCGTCTATGGACCCTGAGAAGAGGCGGTTGATTGCGGCTAAGGGGGGTAAGGCTGTTAAGGCTGAGAGCAGGAGCTTTAGCAAGGATAGAAACCTTGCCAAGTTAGCGGGCCAGAAAGGCGGGAGGAGCGTGTCTGCGGAGAAGCGGAGCTTTGCCTTGGACCGTGCCCTTGCTGTTCGGGCGGGTAAGTCTGCCCGGAAGAACAAGGGGGAGGGTGGTGGGTCCCCTTGATGGATCCCTATTGGCGAGGGGGTCCCTTTGGGGTCCCCTTTTTCCCAGTATAGCATATAGGGGGATGATATGGATGATCTTAAAACGCGGCTGCGTGATCTAGGCGAACGAGTTTCTGTCGGTCACGTTGTGCCGCCGGCTGGCACTTACATGCTGAAGGCCGCCGACCGCATAGAAGAGCTGGAAGCGGCGTTGCGCCATGTTGTCAAATCATGGGAGGAACCATGTTACGGCGATGACTTTGCAAGGTTAGACAACGTGTCGGCAGGAATTTCAGCCGCCCGCGCTGCACTGGAGGGGAAGCATGAGTGAGTTTGTAAAACGCATCAGGTTCCTCGCCGCAGGGCAAGACGATCCGCAAAGCCGTGAGCTTGCCGAAGCCGCAGATCGGATTGAATATCTGGAGCGCGAGCTTGCCGAAGAACGCCATAGCCGCGAGGTAGCTGCCGCTAAGGCGTGGGAGTTTGCCGCCCGGATCAGGGGGCTGGAAGCGGCCTTGCAGGAAATCATGCAGGAAGCGCGGGGAGAAGACTTTGACCCGCCCTCTATTCTCAATTTGATCCGCAACGTCGCCTTCAATGCGCTAGAAGGCCGGCAATCTTAATCCCCAGCCAAAAGAGCAAGCAAATGGCGAACCCTGAGCTTATATTCATAGCCACAGTCCTTTTGGCGGGGATTGGGTTCTTATGGGTAGCGTCAGATTATTGACAGGGGGTAGCCGTGGCATTTCTGGAAATTGACGGCGCTAAGATTGACATAGAAAAACAGCTTCTTCAGCTAGACGCCACGGACTGTGAGGACGATCTCTATACGTTCCTCAAAGCTGGATGGCAGCACATAGACTCCGTGCCATTCACCGATGGCTGGCCTATTCAAGCTGTGGCTGAACATCTGCAAGCTGTAGCCGACGGGGACATCAAGCGCCTCATCATCAACATCCCGCCCCGCTGCTCCAAGTCATCCCTAACCTCTGTCGCCTTCCCCGCTTGGGTATGGGCGCAGCCATGGCTTACCCCAACGTCTGGGCCGGGCGTTCAGTTCCTTCATGCCTCCTATGCCCAGCAGCTTTCTCTTCGTGATAGCGTCAAATGCCGACGCTTGATTGAAAGCCCATGGTATCAGGCCCGCTGGGGCGATAGGTTCAAGCTGACCGGCGACCAGAACACCAAGACTAGGTTTGACAATGACAAGAACGGGTCCCGTCTCTCCACGTCTGTTGGCTCTGCGCTTACGGGCGAAGGCGGCTCAATTATCGTGGTTGACGATCCTAACGCGGCCCAAGAAGCGTTCTCCGAAGCAACCATCATGTCCACGATTGAGTGGTGGGATTCGGCGCTCTCCACCCGCCTCAATGACCCCAAAACGGGCGCGTTTATCGTCATTCAGCAGAGGCTCTCAGAACAAGACCTCACCGGACATATCCTCTCCAAAGACATAGGAGAGTGGACCCATCTCTGCCTGCCAATGCGATATGAATGGCAGCGCCACAGCTACACCCAAATCGGATGGCACGACCCCCGTGGTCTGACAGACGACGGCACCCCGCTCATTGAAGTCACCAGTGACGGGGAAAGAATGCCAATTTCCCCGGAGGCACAGGTGGAGCTTGAGGAGCGCGAAGGCGCTTTGCTCTGGCCCGAACGGTTTGGTGAGCCTGAAGTCGCCATTCTGGAGCGCCAGCTTGGGCCTTGGGCCTCTGCCGGCCAGCTTCAACAGCGCCCTGAGCCGAAGGGCGGTGGCATCATCAAGCGCGAATGGTGGCAACCGTGGGAAAGCAACATCTATCCCAACATGGAATTGATCGTCGCCTGCCTCGACACCGCCTACACCACCAAAACAGAGAATGATCCGTCCGCTTTGACCATCTGGGGCGTGTTCTCTGGTGACGTTGTAGCCCAAAATGTCAAAGCTCTGGGCGGTTCAGAGCGTGCTTTCTCCGAATCTCACCCCAGAGTCATGCTTATGTATGCTTGGCAAGGGCGTTATGAGCTACATGACCTCGTGTCACGAGTGTCAGATAGCTGCCGAAAGTTCAAAGTTGACACCCTACTCATTGAAAATAAGGCCGCAGGCCACTCCGTAGCCCAAGAAATCCGCCGTTTGTACGGTTTTGAGCGGTTTGGCGTGCATTTGTTTGACCCAAAAGGCCAAGATAAGGTAGCAAGACTGTATTCCGTGCAGCATTTGTTTGCTGAAAACATGGTTTTTGCCCCTAACAAGCAGTGGGCAGAGATGGTAATCAGCCAAGTCGGCCAATTTCCGAAAGGAAAGCACGACGACTTGGTGGATACGGTCTCTATGGCGATGCGGCACCTCCGTGACACGGGCGTTCTCATCCGTGGCGAGGAATGGTCCGCTGAAGCCGAAGCAAACATGACGTTCCAAGGCAATAATGCTTGGACGCCGCTTTATCCGGCTTAAACAGGGTGAGGAAATGTCTCGCGTTCTGGCTCAGGCTGTGGTGGATGTGATAATTCCGCCCGGTGTTTTTAATCTAGGCAAGTTCAAGGTCGAGGTTTGGGGTAAAGACCCGCACGATTACGTGCGTCACTATGAAATCCAAGCCAAATCCGATACACTTGCAGCCCAAGAGGGCATCCGCCGCTTCGTGGAAGAGATGGAACGGCTAGGCTCTGAAGAGGAATAGTCATGCCGCTTACGCCCGGTCTTGTGCCCAACATCCGTCAGGCTTCTCCTGAAGATGATCCGTTGCCCGGCCCGACCGACGTAGTGGTTGAGTATGAAGACAGCGTGGGCGAAGACCGCCCGGAAACCGACATAGACGGCAATGTTCTGAAAATTGAACATGCTGACGGTTCTATCTCTGTCTCTCTGGATGGAAAGCCGATTGAAAGCGCACGCAGCCGTGAGCGCGGCGGCTGGTTTGACAATCTGGTTGATGACATTGACAACGCAGAGCTGTCTCGCATCTCCAGTGAGTTGCTCAAGGGCATAGACGACGACATTGATAGCCGCAAAGAGTGGATTGAAGATCGCGCGCAGGGCATCAAGCTCCTTGGCCTGAAGATTGAAATCCCCGGCCTCGCTGGCGCGGCTGACGGCGCTCCAGTTGAGGGGATGTCAAAAGTCCGACACCCGCTTCTGCTTGAAGCTGTGTTGCGATTTCAAGCCAACGCGCGATCAGAGCTTCTTCCCACCGACGGGCCGGTGAAGATCAGGAATGATTCCACCCGCGCCACGTTGCAGCAAGATCAAATGGCGAACGCGCTCCAGCGCGACCTCAATCACTATCTGACCAGCATTGCCACTGAGTATTATCCTGACACCGACCGCATGTTGCTCATGCTTGGTTTCGGTGGGTCTTCTTTTAAGAAGATTTACTTCTGCCCGCTGCGCAATCGCCCGGTGTCTGAGAGCGTTGATGCTGACGATTTGATCGTCAACAATTCTGCGACTGATCTGCGTAACGCCAAGCGCATTACGCATCGCGTGTACATGCGGCCCTCGACTGTGAAGCGTTTGCAGATTTTGGGTGTGTATCGCGATGTTGATCTGTCAACGCCCAAGCCGGCCCAGTTAGACAGCGTGCAGCGCGAACAGATGAGCCAGCAAGGGCTGTCGCCATCTGTGACAAACCCTGATGATCGCGACCGCGAAATCTACGAGTGCTATTGCGAACTCGACATTCGCGGCTTTGAACACAAGTACAAGGGCAAAGAGACGGGCCTTGAGATTCCGTATCGTGTCACGATTGACGCTTCTACAAAGGAAATTCTGAGCATCGTCCGCAATTACGACGAGGACGATCAGGACTTGCCGACCGCCCGGCAGAACTTCGTCAAGTACACTTTTGTGCCGGGGATGGGCTTCTATGACATCGGCCTTCTTCACATACTGGGCAATACGACTAACGCTATCACTGCTGCGTGGCGTGAGCTACTTGACGCTGGCATGTACAACAATTTTCCCGGCTTCCTTATGGCGGACACGGGCGCACGCCAGAATACGAATATCTTCCGCGTTCCTCCGGGGGGAGGCGCGACTGTTAAAACAAATGGCATGCCTATCTCGCAGGCCGTAATGCCACTGCCATACAAAGAGCCTTCTGGCGCTTTGATGAACCTTGTCACGCAAATGGCTGACACGGGCATGCGCGTGGGCGGCACGTCTGAAGTCATGGTGACGGAAGGCAAGCCCGACGCGCCCGTTGGCACTACGCTTGCCATGATTGAGCAAGCGCAGAAGGTCGTGAACTCCGTCCATAAGCGGATGCACGCCGCACAGTGCGAAGAGTTTGCCCTTCTGGCGAGGGAGTTCAAGGAACATCCTGAGAGCTTCTGGCAGAAGAACCGTCGTCCCGCCTATCCGTGGGATGAGCGGACCTTCATGATGGCTCTTGAAGACTGCGATCTCGTCCCGCAGGCCGACCCCAACACGTCAAGCCAGTCGCAGCGCCTGATGAAGATCATGGCGCTCAAGCAGCTTCAGCAAGCAAGCCCGTCTCTCTATGACCCGATTGCGGTTGACGTTGCGGCGTTGCAGGCGATTGGCTGGAACAACCCCGAACAGTTCATGGTGCCGTCCTCCGCGCAGGATAAGCCGCCGCCGGAACTCATGAAGGCCATGGCCGACATGGAGAATGACAAGCGCAACTCCGAAGCGCGCATGCTCGACAGCCAGACCCGCGCCAAAGAAACGGACGCGAAGATTGGCATGGATCAGCAGCGCGGTCAGCTTGAGATCATGCGTATGCAGAAAGAGCTTGGCGGGGATGAGGACAAGATGGCGGAAATGCACAATGACCGCCAGAACCGCCTGAGCCAAGAGCGCACGCAGTTGATTGACTTGGCGCAGGACGTTCTCCAGCATCCTGAAAACGTCGGGCTAATTGAACCGCTTATCCGTCCGGCCCTTGAGGAAGTTGAGTCGGATCGCCAACAGAAAGGGCTGATGTGATGAACCCCGTTTTGATGCAACTTGTTCAACGGTTTGGCCCTAGCGTTCTAAGCATGGGCGAGAAAGCTCAAGCTACCTTGGCCCGCATGGCTGGCCTCCAGACCCCTGCGGCACAGCAGGCTTCTAGCCGTCTTATGGAGCCCGGCACCGCTGAACGCGCCATGTCCGCGATTCGCGCCTCTGGCCCCGGCGGCACGAACCCCATGCTGACCGCTGGCGCTACCGCTGGCACGGCCTTGGGCGCTGGCATGATGCCAACCACAAATGGCGGCGCTCAAATGCCACCGGATCGTGAAGCTCTGTTCTCCCAGCTTAACCGCGATCCTGACAGCATGGCCCGTATGGCT